AAACTATCTTTTCTCTACCCGACCAAATGTTAGATGCTGGCGAGGTAACTATTGAAGGCGGTATCGATTCGGTACTCAAACACTACGGGGGAGATGTTACATTACATTTCCTAGATTTCAGTAAATACGGTCAAGGAACCCGTATTTTATTTACATTCCACAATGGAGACATGGTTTTCCAAGTGGGAATACTGGAGTGATTTACATGAAAGCAGAAATACATTTGACAGACGACGAAGGAAATACGATTAACATTACTATTCATCCCGAAGATGGGACAGTAGAACAATCTTTGGGTGATTGGGGATTCAGCGGTAGGTTGATGAAACACACTAAAGAATATCGTAGCGAAGAATGGCTTAGGAACGCATACTTAGTAGAAGGAAGGTCTATGGCAGACATAGCATCTGAACAGGGTATCACGCCTATGGCAGTACGAGATTGGTTGTTAAAGTTCGGTATTGAAACACGGGCTAGAGGTCGAAGAAAGGAGTAAGTATTTTTCGCGGTTTGCCCGGTAATAACGGTATATGAGGGTCATTCTCTCCCGCAGAACATCGCGGGATGGGCAGGGGGTTTATCCTCCGCTCCCGCCGTTCCCGCTTTATATACCTGTTTCTACAAATTTTTTGGAAAAAAATTTTGTGATTGCTATGTCTGGTGTATGTAAAAGATGTAAGCGGTGGGCAGTTTTACACCCTATACATCGTCTTTGTTACAAGTGCTACAAGAACAGTTATAAGCCTACACAAGAAATGGATAAATGGTGGATGAGATGATTGTCGAGCAAGGTAAAGGTCGAGAAGTAATCATCCGTTATAGGGATGAGAACGATGCTCGTAAGGTTATCAAAGACAATGACCACTGGCCTTATGTTTTTGTAACCAATGAATCTGCACAGTGGGTTCAGGCAGTTAGTAAGGAGTCTGGTTACGAAGGTTTGTACGGAGAAAACTTAACTAAAGTAACAGTATCTCATCCCGACCAACTACGTGCAATCAAAGACGTAGGGCCAACTTGGGAGGGCAACATACCCTTTGTCAATCGTGTGCTTACTGACAGAATAAACGAAGGCTTACCCCCTATCCCTAATTACAAACATCGTGTGTGGTATATGGATTGTGAATGGTCCCCGGACACAAGTGAGATGAGAATTATTGTAGTTTATGACTCCTACACAGAACGAGAGTACGTTTGGTTTATTCATCCAGATTACGAGGCTGGTAAATATAGTAACATAGGCGACCATGAGTACGAAACTCATGCTATGTGTTTTTCTGATGAAAAGACCATGTTAGAACATTTTATTAATCACATGAAGCGTTGTGACCCCGACATCATTACTGGTTGGTTCGTCGTCGGGGCAGACATCAAGACCATAGCAGAACGATGTAGGTCGCTCGGTATCAATCCGGGTAATATGTCTCCTATGCGTCGTTTTCGTTGGAAGTTTGGTGATTGGGAGCAACCGATAGTAGGAAGGAATTGTATAGACCTTATGATTGCATTCTCAAAGTTATGGGAAATGAAAAACGGCAAACTTCCGGGTTATCGTCTTGATGATGTCGCCTTTGAGTGTTTGAAAGACTCTAAGGTAGCCTTAGAAGATGGACACGATACATATTACAGCGATTTCCCTCTATATCTGAAATATGCAGTACAGGACGTAAGGTTGCTACCTAAACTGAACTCTTTGGTCAATGCCATTGAGTATTACTGTGCTATACAACATATCGTCCAGTGTGACTTACGCTCTACACCGTTTGTAACTAAGTTATTTACATCACTTGCTCTTGTAGACGAGAAGTTTGATGAAAGAATACCTACTAAGCCACAGTTCGATTACAGGCCGTATTCCGGTGCGGAAGTTATGGAGGTTGAGTCTGGTATTTATCATAACATGGGAATCTTAGATATTAGGGCTATGTACCATAGTAATGCTGAACTACACAACATATCTTGGGACACGTTAGACGCCGAAGGCAAGGATTGTGGTAACGGTACTTGTTTCCGCCAAGGAGACAAAGGATTACTCGTTAGACAAATGGATAAGATGACTAACCTAAGAAACCATTACAAGAAAATGATGAAGGATGACCCCGATAATTATGATAAGTGGGACACGATGCAGTTTGCTTGTAAAACCCTTGTTGCTTCTATGTATGGCGCAGCCGGTGACTCTAAATACGGTCTGTATCACCCTGATGTAGCACAAGCAATCACATACACATCGAGACAGACTTTGGGTAGATTGAAGGAGTTGGCTAATGAAGAAGGACTTACAGTTAGATACGGTCATACTGACAGTGTGTTCTGTGAAATACCTGACCCGGACACGGGTTTAGAAGCACTAGCAAGAATCAACGAAAAGATGTCTCCTATCATCACTGAATTTGAGAAGTGGTGTAATAGTATGGTCATCATGGCTAAGAATAGGTATGCTGGCATAACCGTATGGACTGATGGAGAATATCATGAGCCTAGTCTGTATGTCAAGGGTATTGAATTGAAACAATCGCGTATGCCTCCGGTCATGAAAGAAGCCATGAAAGAAACTCTAAATGGTATGTTATCGGGTCGGCCCGAAGTAGCAATTACTAAAAATTTAACTTCTCTCATAGATGAGATTGTGTCTGGTGGTTGTGAGGTCGAGGAACTTTGTATGAAGGGTAAACTAGAAAAGTCACTTAAGGAGTATAAGGTGTTGTCCGGTCCTTCTGCTGGCGCAGCGTGGGCCAACGAATATCTAGGCAAAGGTTACGGTGCTGGTTCATACTTCTTAGTGACTATTAATGATGAGGGTAAATATGTCGCCTTCGATAATCCGCAAGACATAGAAGGTATTACTAAGGTTGGATTTAGAACTCTAGCAAGCAAGTTCGTGGTGGATAAGGTTCTGCCTTATTACAATGTTATGAAGTGGGACGTACAGCCACTTTACAACGCTTTGAACGGGTTAGGCAGGGTAGAGTGGGTATAAACAACTTTATATGGTTAGACAACAAGGTGATAATATGAGTAGAGGGAGAAAGCCAAGCATTCGCGAAATAGAACGTGATATGAAGGATATGCGTCAGTATCTAATGCAGTTCACGCAAGCGGTTTCTATGGATATTCATAGGTTGAACGTAATCTTGTTCTCGTATCTGAAAGAACAGGGTGCGGCAGAAGAAGTAACCTGTCAGTCTTGTCAGCAAGAAATACTAATACCGCTAATAAAGGGTATAGAGCGAGAAGAAATCTGTCCTAATTGTAACAATCCTCTGAATGAGGGGCAACCAACACTCAACGACTTTACGGGGGAGAGCGAATGAGAGAAGCAGATGAAGTATATGACCGTCTTATACGGTACATAGCAGGTCTAAAGCGAGGTAACGATTTGGGAGATGTGCCACGAAAACTTCTTATCCGCACCCTAGAAGATATTCTTGGTGCGGAGGTAAACTAATGGACGCTACGCCACAACAAGTCGAACAATCTTCTTACAAGGTGGGAGAACTACCTATCTTGAGAGTAAGTAAATCTTCTTTCATGAACTATCAAAAGTGTCCTCGCCAGTATTGGTGGAGATACATGAGTGGTGTGCCTAGCCCTCCTGTTGGCGAAGCGGCGATTCGCGGTACTGCTATACATTCTGTGATGGAAGCAAGTCTAGTAGACGGACCCGATGTTATACCAGCCGTTGCTGAAAAGGAAGGTGTTGCTGGAGATACCGGGGTTGATGAAATGGCTAAATTAATTCACGGTATAGCGGCATCTCTTGGTGGTCTCGATGTAGTCGAGGTAGAAGAAAAGAGATACATCTATGAGGATTTTGTAACCGAAAACAAAGGCACTATCCCTATCATTTGGAGTGGTATGATTGACGGTGTTTTGCGTCATCCAGATGGCGGTATCATTATCGTAGAACTCAAGACAGGTAATATGAATCCTTCTAAGTTAAGTCGTACTCGTAAAGAACTTGTGTTCTATCACAGGATGCTTACACAGGCTGGTTATGAGAACATCACACACTTCCTGTACATCGCTCCAGACTGTACTGATGAACGTATGTTAGATGAGATAGGCAAGCGCGGTAAACAAGTTTGGTTGGGAGAAACTTGTGGCGTTGCAGTTATGGAACGAGTACCAACTAGGTCACTTAATACATTCCCACAATCCTTAAACGACACCATAGAATCTCTAGTTTCCCATCAATGGCCGATGAAGTGGAATGATTATTTTTGCCCCGAATGGTGTGATTTTTCCATGTCATGTGATGGCATACTTAGTGGATTAGAACCGGACGTGATAGCATGAGTAAAAAAGTAACAGTATGTGCAAAAGATGAAGGCACTGGCGATTGTGAATGGGTAGATGAAATGACCCTTTGGAGTGTCACTAGCGAAGAAGGTGGCGAAAGAACTCCTATTGTCGTAGCAGTCTGCGCGTGTGGACATGAGCAGGTGGTTGGTTGAGTTATGTTACTTTCCTTCCCTCGCGAGATTGGTCTACGGCGTAGCATTTGTCCTTCGATAGATAGATTCTCTTCTTACGTTGATACCGTAAATGGCAAAGCAAATTGTTACACATCTTTGTTTTCATTCAAAGAACGTGACCCTCAACGCCCTTGGAAACCAGATTACAACAGTGTAGTTATTGACCGAGCGTGGTGGGACTTCGATATGGGTGAACGCGGCGGTATAAATGATGTCAAGCGTGACGTAGCAACACTGATAAATCGCTTAGAAGGCGACGTAAGATTGGTTGCTACTGGTCGTGGATTCCACGTACATCAGTTGTTTAGGGAGCCTGTTATCGGTGGCTCATGGGACCGCAAACTAAATCGCTACGAGCGAAGTAAAGCGCATGACCTTAAGACATTGGATGGCGTAGGTTTTGCCAAGAAGATGACTAGGATTCCTGACACATTTAACGTGAGTAGGGGTAGATGGGCAGTCAACATAGATGCGCGAGAATTTGCTGACTCTCCTATGGATTTTACCATACCCACAAGACCAGTAGATGATTACACTCACCTAGACCCGTTCCGCGGAGATGATTTGTCTCCTACGTTTTCTATTACAAAGTGGGCTATCGATAATCCTGAAACAGAACAATGGGTATCTAGCGGAACCTTTTCGGGAGAGGTAGGCACACATAGCACTGTGCCTATACCTCCCTGCCTAGATAGAGCAATACAGGTTAGCAACCCTAGTCATGAGATTCGTGTAGCCTTAGTTTTACACATGGCTGAAAACCTACGTTGGTTCGCACCAGCATCTAGTGTCCCGGCTGACAAAATGAAGTCTATGGAGGACGAGATACTGACCTACATTGAGACCTTGAATTGGAGAGACTTTAATCCTAGTGTAAGTAGAGGACACATCAGAACTTTGTTGACTTACGATAGGTCGCCTTCTGCTGGCTGGTACGCTGCTCGCGGTCTTTGTGACGGTCACGACTGTTGGGCGCATAATCTAACAAGAGTTAATTAATAAAGGGAGTTAGCCTAGTATTATCTATGATTCTAATAGATGACCGAGAGAACGAGAAGGTCATACACAAAATGCTTATGCGCGGTGGCGACGCTAATCAATCACCAAACGGCATAGCGAAAGTAGCGCGTTTAGACTCGGCTGATTATATCATAGGTGATATAGGTATAGAAGCCAAAGAAATAAACGATTTGTATAGGTCTATCTTGGGCATAGGTAGAACTAGAACTATCGTAGCGCAACTACGTGACCTTGAAGAAGCATTTGAGAATCCTATGTTAGTTGTCTACGGAACTAAGTTAAAACCTTGGGTTCCCGGCGGAAGACCTACTGCTCAATCGGTAGCAAAAGAAATGTCTAAGATGAGGTCTGTTATAAAATCTTTCAAGGTATCTTTTTACTCTAGGTTTCCAAACATAAAATTCATGCAGTTTTTAACTATGGAAGAATTTGTAGATTTTATCATGACAACGCACACAAACCACTTAATTACCGACAGGCTAGGTAACGTACCCAAAACCGTAAAGGTGGCTCAGACGGCAAGCCTAGAGGCTCCTATCAAGGCGTTATCATCTATCCAAGGTATAACACCACATCTAGCAGAACAATTGATGGATGAATTCACTACGATTCCTAAATTACTAAACAGCAAAACTTCACAGAAACAACTGATGAAGATTCCGGGTATTGGCAGGGAAAAAGCGCGTAGGATATTGTCTCTACGTGACCCAATCACGAAAACGAACTAAACTCTCTACCTATACTTTGAGTGTTGAATGCTGATTGGTCAAACAACACATCTATGGAATGTATTTTTACAGAACTAAAATTGGCAGTATCTTCTGTTGTGTTTGGTCTTCTGGTTATTTTTACAGAAATATTATTGCCGGTAGTGGAGGCTCCATTTAACAATGAATTAGGTATTAACTCAAACGTCTTTTTAGATGTTCCTGTTGGAATTACTATGTCGTTGCTGATACTCTCTCCTGTTTCTAAACACTCTATGTTGATGTTCAACACTGAATTTTGACTATTGATAGAATTAGGCGCACAACTTATCACGGAACTTACATTTATCTTAGAAGAAACTACATCGATAGGAACGGTAGCACTAGCCACAAGACCGCTTGAATGGTCGCCAGTATTGTCTGAATTACCTATACCCGGTAAAGTAACATCGCCATCTGTTTTTGTAGCCGCGCCAAAAGAAGGTTGTATGTTATCTAATCCAGTAGAATTGGCCGGTGTCATCATCGATGGCAAAGGAGAAGGTTTTTTCTGCCCTAATATAGAAAACGAAGCCTGTCCACTAAAAACATCATTATCTAAACCCATCCTACCTTTCATGTTACCGTAAGCAGCGTTGGTTAGTTGGTTCACTCCGCTTGATGGAGAATGATTTCCTCCGGGTGATTTAGAAGGAGGTGTTACTCCTCCTGTTGGTAGGCCGGGACTTGGGTTGTTGCCGGGTAGTGGGTCTAAACCGGGGTATGAACCACCGTAACCACCAGCACCATCACCCGGTCCATTGGTGTCGGGATATGGTGTTGGTTGAGGGCCACCAGCATTCCCTCCGTTACCAGTTCTAGGGTTGATACCGATAGTAGAAATATATGGCAAAAATCCTGTCGGACCTAAATTCAAATCTCTTTCCAATCTCAACATAACTTTTTCTGTGTTGCTACCTTTTACAGACCAATTTACATTTTGTATAACTAATGTTTCATCATTTAGTTCTAGTGCCTTGTCTGTGTAAGTAGCGAAGGTTCCCGGTACATAATTAATATCAGAAACTACATGAAGCCTTGGGGCATACCATTCGCTACGTCCGTAAGCAAAATCACCGAATTCACTATATTTTCTACCTCCTAGTGGAAAAATACTGTTATCGTTACCATCAGTAATATAACCTGTTGAGACACCAGTAAGACCGTTTGCGTTTTCCAATATATCACTACTAGCACTTGGGTCGCCACATCTATGCCTCAAAAGCGCACGACAATACTCGGCATTGAAAGACACCACTATTTTTGCGCCAGCAGAATTCAGTGTTGAAGAATAAGAAGAAGGTACGTCCAACTGATAAAAGCCACTATTTTTAACAAACAAAAACGACTCTCCTCTCCTTGTAGCAGTCAAAGATGCAACAGTAGAAGAAGTGTAGCCGTTAGAGGTAGCACTGTTTGAAAATTCGTAATCTACTAATAATAATACAAATTCAGCGTTGTCTATGTCCGTTCCACTTTGACCCGGCTTTAGTCCAACGAAAACCCTAAGTTCATTGTTTGTAGTATCACTCTTGTAAGGCATATCTTGAGGCACATGAACTACTTGTAAAGCATACGCTGTACTGTTAGCACCATAAGAATAGTAGTGTTCGTCGTAAGCAGTTCTACTAGGCGTACCGGAGGTTCCTATGGCCGTGTAAGGAGCGGCCTGACCGTAACGATTCGATAAATCACCAGTGGTTACAACATTTTTTAGGTTTCCATCCATACCATTTACCATTCCGGGAAAGGGTGAAAAGCCTAAAGAAATATGGAATGGGTCGTATATACCTCCGCCTACTTTATGGTCTAATGTTCTTTGAGTATCTGCTATGTAACCGAATCTACCCCCACTAATCATTTTATCAGTTTGTGTGCTTGACCTTATAGTTTCAGCAGTTATAGAGAGTCTTGTGTTTTTGGATTTTCTAAATTCTGCCTTTGCTATCGCTTCTGCTTCTCTGTGATTGACGATAGTAGGATGCTCTATAATTTTCCAACGAGTTGTATCTGAAAGTGAAGGCGTAGGGAAGTCAGCAAAAGACCTTCCGTTTTTGTAATATACTCGTACATGAGTAATTTGTCCTCCCATATCACTTTTCATATCGCTAATCATTAGGTTGCTTCTATCGAAAGCAAAACCAGAATTGTATCGGGGCCTAAATTCTATTCTACCATCTCTACCGCAAAGAAAACCAAAATTAGTTGTAACTCCGCTAGTCCTTCCTAAACCACTGGCGGCCTGTGCGCCCTTTACGATACCCAATAGTGTTTTAGAGCGACCATCATAAATTGAACCAAAATCATCTTGTGAATCTGCGCTCGTAGTACCATCGATAGTCATGATACTTGTATTAGGCACATTGTTAATATCATGAATACACGATAACCTAGTTCTAGGCAACCAAGTTTTCATCAAAGCAGCATTCCATAACATTCTCATTTTATCGCTTTCGTAATATGTGCCGTTGTTAGGGCTTTCCACAAAACCACGTATTCTCATCATCAAACGTACAGAATATGGAGAGCCTAAACTATTTGTTACGCCTAGACTTTCAAAATTATTTGTACCTTGTATCATACTAAATCTAATATTAGGTATAGTAGTACCATAAGACGTTACTCCAGATATAGCGTTAGTAGTGGCAGTTATACTAGCAGTTATAAATTCTTTTTGTATTTCTTTCTCTATTTCAGAATAAGAAGAGTTTGTTACATTGGTAGAATTGCTTAAAGATGTACCGAACACACTAACTAATTGTTCTGGTATAACGTAACTATTACTGTTTGTTATTGATGTCCAACCGGAGATATTTGGATAATCATTCAAGTCTTGATTTGGCGCACTTGCGCTAGTATAGTTTGATTTACAAACCCCTATTTCTGTACTACTGTAATAAGTAATAACTATACTGGTTTCTCCTGTCGTAAGATTATGTATCATAGGATATTGTTGATTACCAATCATATCTAAAAGTGGGGCGAAGTTGGCAGAAGAGTCAGTTAATCGATAAATATTACTACCGCTCAAACTGTTGCTTGTGACAGTGCCAGTAAAAGCATCCTTAACTCTTTGCTTCCATAAAATGTAATTGGTTGTAATACTATCTTCTTTCGTTCCTATGACTCTACCTACTCCGTTTGATGGGAACAAGGAGCCGTTTTGTAGTGTAATGTGTCTGTCACCAGCGAGTATTGCGTTATCAGCGACAGACACGTCAGCAATAAACCTAGATTGGTTGGGGTGTGTCCCGTAAGGAGGGTCTACGGTTTGGAAAGTAGCCATAGCCTCTTTCCAATAATTATCTATCAAAGCCGGAAAACCCTCTCTAGTAGATACGAACTCCCCTAAATTAGTTCTACCACCTACACTTTTATACATTCTACCGTTATTGACAGTAGTGTTAAGATTAAAGAACTTAGAAGAATCTACAATTAAAAACGAACCAGCCTTATCTTCCCAATCATGAAATTCTGTGTTTGTTTCTGTTTCACTACCTGTTACCTTACAAAAGAATACTCCCGGCGCACCATGTCCATTATCTGCGCTTATGAAAGTATTAGCACCTAATGTTATTGTAGTAGAAGTAACTGATGCTACTTCATAAACACCATCATGCACATCACTATTGAAAATATGAATGTAGTCGTTGGCAACAACTCCGTGACCAGAACTAACGGTAAGACGCAAAGCACCAGAAGCATCTGCTAAAGTTGCTGCGGCTCCTGTTGAGTAGTCAGCAGGTTTAGACCATGCGCCTCTAGTAGAGGGGTCTATCTGCGCGTTTATCTCCCAAACATCTACATCTTGACCCAATTTCAAATCTGTAAAAACATCTGGATTACCGTTTTCATCGAGTTGGTCGGCATAAAATAAATCTACTTCATAATTTTCTATGGTGGGTTCTATGATACCAAAATCAGATTTTCTTTTTGCGCCATCTGCGTCAGCGGTTCCATCATTTCGCATATCTGCCCATAACGCCCAACAGTGTTTATAATCATCGCTCATGTTCGCTACTCCTATAAAAGAGGCGGTGTCATGTGCTTTACTAATAAAAGAACAACCTATAAGATAATACGCACCTCCACTTGTTGCCTTTCCTCGATAGATAAATGTATCTAAATCCATTCTATCTACTTGGTCTTTTACTGAATTCAAATAACTCGTTCCACTAAGCGGAGAGCCTAATTGTGCTACACCAGAACTAGGTATAGCATTGTATAGTGTGCTTGAAATCGTTACTACATTAGCACCAACCGCGACCGACGCACCAGTGGTTCCGGCCTTGTAAGTAGCACCTAAAACTAATTCATCGGTTCCTACCATTTTACCGAAATGATATTGGAACCACAAAGACTTAGGTAAATCTCTCATCCATAATGCGTGGGATGCGCGAGTAGATATATCTGTTACTGATGTAGGTAGTGGTGTAACGAACCCTCTGTCCGTAGAAACTATACCTCTATGTGAACCATACAACCATCCCGGCTGCGTAACTACTTGACTTCTAGCAACACCACTTATAGTACCTCTAAAATGATTATGGTCTACGTCGTTTTCTCCCGATGTCGGAACTCCAGTTAAATCATTAGTAGAAATACCAGTATAAGTTACAAAATCTATTTTAGAAGCAAAACCAGAAAAACTGTAAGTGATAGGCGCAAAATTTATTGTCGCTGGTTTCGCATCAGAACCAGAAGAATTGAAGCCACTTGAACTTGTTAGCGCGATAGTGGATGAACCTGCCGCTAGACTACTAGATATAGTGGTGCTTGCTACCGCATTGTTAAAAGTTCCATATTCATTTGATGTGTATGGACAATCAGTCATTACTACATACAAATCACAACCATCTGTCGGTATGTTGTTAGAGTCTAAATTCACGTACGAATCACTACCTAAATCTAATTTAAAGCCGGGTACTGTGATAGTTGGAGGTGTAAAGTTAGGTCTAGTTGCGTATGTGTAAAAGAATTGTTGTATTTTTCTTTGGTAATAATTATTGTATTTACCAATAGCCATTACTTTGTGAACCTTGTTGTCTATATCTGCATGATTCAAAGCAGAATTTTCTGGTATCGTAAAAAAATCTCCTATACTTAGGTTTGGGTCGCCGAAAAATATGAAACAGTAAGAGTTTGAAATACTAGCGTTTGCTGTATCAGCAACCGAATCACCATTCCAGAGATACTTGCCAGCATAAACGTATTTTGTGTTAGTGTCGGAAACATATGGTAAATCACTAGCATCAAAATCCAAAAACTGAAATGTCTGTCCGTCATGCGTCCAAGTACCTACCGCTTGAGGATTTTTATTGGTGCAGTTGTGATTAGTAGAACCAGAAATAGTTATAGAACTAGATGTTGTATAACCCGGATTACCTCTAAGAAAAACTCTCGTATCTCCAGAACTTGTAACTTGTGAAAAACCCATAGTTTCAACACCAGAGTAATCATCCTCTATACTATTCGGACCATTTATAGCATCTTCATTGTTGTACATCTGTATAGGTATTCCAGATAACACTTGTGTTCTTTGGTCAGTCCGCACAGCATAAGAATCATCCTTATGTAATCCAACTGTGGGTCTTAAGGTTTTCAAAGGACTAGCACCCAAATAAAAGGACGTGTTAAATGTTTGTGATTCTTGTGTCCAATACGCTACTCCCTGCTCATTATCATTTTCTGCTCCTTGTCCCAATTCCCAAAGAGGAACTTGTCTTTCTAACAAACCTAGTGGGTCACGCGCTTGTAATGTCAACATTCTTGTTTTTGGCCCTTGTTTGATATTCATGCCTTCTAATAATCCCCACCAAAGAGGTCTGTTTAGGTTCTGATAAAATAGTAACAGGCTCCAATCATTTACTGTTCCTCTAAAAATATTGTTAAGGAAGTGCGTGTAATCTTGGTCCCTAAGACCAACTGCGCCAGTTGCGGTATTCGTTCCGGGGTCGTCAGCAATTCTTATCATCATAGAAGATACACCGTTTATTGGAGAATTTATTTGCATACTATCGATAGGAGGCATTAGTGTTCCGTCTGCTCTCTCACTTAGAGATTGATACAGCCCTACTCTATCTAACATGAGGGTAAATATACTATTTGTATCACCGGATTGGGGCATGGTTTCTATTTGATAACCTCTCATTTCACTAGGCAAAAACGTACCAGATGTTTCTGAATTATTATTCATAGTAAAAGGCCCATCTGTTCCGCTAGTGTTTTTAATCGCAGTACCATCCCTATAAACAGTAAAACGATTATTGGTGTAATCTATCACAAACTCTAAATCTATCCATAATGAAGATTCATCGTAAGCACTACCGTCCCAAGATGTCATTGTGTTTGTATAATCATAGGTTCCTCCAAGACCATTGTTTGCGACTGTTCCAGCACCTAAATCGATGTTCCATTCAATAGCAGCGGTGTTAGCGTTTGTATCAAAACCCTTTTCACCATCAACACTTTTACCCGAAGGGAAACCTATGTGTATTACCATTTTAGGCGCATTACCATCTGCTGATGTGGATGTCCCTTTGAGAGATTGTATTGCGAATCTAATACCAAAGGTATCGTTGTCTTGTCTGCTATTCAAAAGAGCGTCATAAGCGATAGCGGGTCTAGGTACAGAAGATACGATATAACCCGTATCACTTAAATGTCTAGCCTCAATACAAAGAAACGGTTTTCCGCCCGGCGACCTATGTGGTGTGTAAAGCAGTTCGGGGGTTTCAGTAGCACCTCCAGTAGAAAAGTGTGAAAAATCATAGTTTCTTTCTCCCATCCAACAACCAGTCAAATGAGTAGTTTGTATAAAATTACCACCGTTACTACCGTATGCCGCAGCGGTACTACCAGAAGTTGCTTGTGCTGTTGTGCTACCAGCATCATAATTTACTATCGTATAAGGAGAGCGTGTCGCTCTACCTTGTGAAGCGTCGTTATCTCCTGTTGGGACAGTGTAAGTGCCAGCCGTATCATGTCCGTTACAAAAAGAAATAAAACCGTCTGTGCCAGCCTGTCCAAACTCATATTTGTTAGCGTTGGTGTTTGAATCTGGATATTGTAGTTGAGAGCGACCCTCCCATTTATTTGCTTTTTGTCTAATAACGTCAAAAGTAAGCCATTCAGCCGGTCCAACATTCTTTAAGAATTTTTCAGAAGCAGAAGGTACTAGATTAGAGCCTAGTTGCGCTCTATCAGCATAAGACCAGCGATAACGAGTATTTGTTGTTGCCTCGCCGTTTAGAGAATTACCATAGTGTGTTTTGCTATGGTCGTAAGTATCTGTTAGGCTTGGTCTATTGTCATCGTTTGGTATGACTCTTGCGCCGTTAAAGTCATCGTAATAACCAGCCAAAAGAAACTGATAATTTAATGTTGTTGCTCTTACCATATTTCACTACATCCTAGTCACTCCGATGTTTTCCATCGCTGCTCTCTCTTCTATCTTTTCAAGTATTGTATCTGCTACTTCATCGGTAGTCATACCATTAAAGTTGTTGGTCATAATTATTTCTGTGTTCGCCACGAAGTTCTCGACACCCTGCTGTTGAACCTGCTTTACCAAATCACCAGTGACATTACCAGCCTTGAATCCAAAGAACAACTCTTCTCTGGAATTGCCAAACTTATGTATTTCATCAGCGGCATCACTGTAAGCCTGTCCTACACCCATCACCGCTTCTATTTCTTGTTGCTGACTTAACATAAGTTCAAATGCTTGGTCTGATGCTGCTTGGGTCTCTGCACTCATTCTTTCCATAGCCTCTGTTGCAGTCTCTACTTCATCTCCAAACAAACCGAAAAATGAGGCTGCTCTTTCAATAACAATAGACAAGCCTATCAAAAGCAAACCTGCGCCAATAGCAAGTCCAAAACTTCTAGCCGCTGCTGCGGCTACATGATAAGCATGAGCCACACCATGTAAAGCGTTTCTTTGTTGATGAGTAACAACAGTATTCACTACTTTAGCGTTTGAGTCAGCCACAGTAGCACTTGTGAATATACCCATTTCAGCAATCATCAGACCCATAGTAATACTCATCATAATCATTTGAACTCTAGCCTTACGAGCGGAATCTTCTCCCGCGCCTAACACACTGAGGAACGGTCCTACCGCCGCTGTCGCCAACATAGCACCCATCTGTACTTGCATAAAAGCACTAGATAATTTCATCAGGTGATTAAAATTGAATTTTTGAATTTCATCATTTTGCATTTTACTGTTCATCAAAATCTTTTGTCCAGTACGATGCTCCTCATCCCTCAACTGGTTTGCTACTTTTTGTAGATTTATTTTTTCTAATAACTCCCGTATCTGTGCCTCTAATTCTTGGTTTATCAATCTTTGGTCTGTTCTTTCTTCTTTTGACAGAAGATTAAGGTTTTTATGACCCCTAGTTCTTTGTCTTACCTTTATTATCTTTTCATCGTCATGTGCCAATATCATTCTACCATTTATAAGTTGTTTTTGTAGTTCAGCAACCTCTTGTTTAGCCAAATTCAAACGCTTTTGACCCTCTACACCGGAGAACCTTTCTAAGATAAATCTTTCTCTTTCTAATCTCATTTGTTCTGCGACTTCCATAGAAGTTTGTGAGGTCAGATTGTTCTCCTTTTGTTTTATACCAACTTGGTTTCGCATCAAGATTTGGCCCTCTCTTCTTAGATTATTTAATTGCTCCTCTTTGTTAAAACCAGCAGTAGTAGCACCACTCAATGAACGCATAACAACAACAGAAGTCATAAGACCCACCGATAACTGCTTTGCGTTCATGTTCATGGTCATTAGAGGAGCGATAGTACCTTGTGCAATCTGTTGAAATTCTACTATGCCTTGTAGTACATCTCCAAAAACAGGCATTTGTATAAAATCTAAGTATGCTTCATTAAAGGCGACTTGAGCATTAGTAGCATTTACCATCGCTGGCATAAAGGCATCCCCAATCTCCCCACGCACGTTATTTAATTTAGTTTCTGCTTGTGTCAATTGTACAGACATATCACTAAATCTATCATTCAATATATCCACAATAGGCGCAGTATTTCCCATCGCTTCGCCAACAAGACTTTGCATCCTATCTGTGCCTTCCATCAACTTGAGCATACGTACATAATGGTTGTTACCAGCGACAGTCTGCGCTATTCTTTGTCTTTCTGCTGCTGATAAATTAACAGTCTTTTCATCTAAATCAATCAAAATTTCATTAAGTGGTCTTAGGGTTCCATCTGCTTTCTTTACTGCTACACCCAATGCTTCTAGTTCAGAAGCAGCACCGTTAGTATCAGCACCAAGACGAGCGTAAATCATACGAAGCGCACGACCAGCCTTACCCTGTTCTTCACCGGCCTCAATCAATACCGCAGACATAGCAGCCATATGTGCTATTGATTCTCCGGTCAGATGGGCTTGTGCAGCGAACTGATTCATGACGAAGGTGATTCTTTCCATGTTGGCTGCTGAATGGTCTTCGACTGCGTTTAGTTCGTTGAGTGTAGCGATAGATGCTACACGAATTTGGTTGCGTTGCTCATCTGCACTCATAGCATCAAATTGTGCTTGTGTGGTTCCACGCATCATAAAACCAGTCTGCTGATGTAAGTTGATTAGCCTCTGCATGGCTTGTTCTGCTTCCATTTCACCAATCATACCAAACGCTAGACTCATTTCCGTAGCGGCAGGTACGGCTTCTTCTCCGAGCATACCAGACAACTGCGCCATCTTAGCACCGGCTCGGAGTGCTTGGTCGCCAGTAAAACCAAACTGTACACCAATATCTTTGATTTCATCGCCCAACCTAGCCTGTTCAGCATCACTAATAAATTTATCAAATTCTATTCTAGCAGCAGCGATTTCTCTCGATAGAGGCACTGTACTATCTACTATTTCTTGTATCTGTTCATTGACCATCATCGCTACTTCTTCTATACCAGAAAAGGCGTCCATAGCAAGTGACTGGAATGTGGCAAAGGCAGCACCTCCTTCCATAACTAATCTGTTGGCTTGGAAAGTACCTACCACATCGAAGAAAATCTTAGATGCACCAGCACGATTTACAACTAGCGTGGCCGCGAATACGACTGCTATAAACCAAGATGGAATGATACCTAAAAGTTCAATCATTCCTTATCCCCACTTTCATTACTGCCCACAATCGGGACATTCGCATCTCTCAATGCGGTAAACAGGTCTTTGTTGTTGTTTAAGAGTTGGCGTTCCTCTCGTCGTTTGTTACGCCTATCAACCATAGATTTACCATTCTTTTTAGCATCCTTACTGGCCTCGCTAATACGGTCATTGATTTCTGATGCTACTAGCATATCAATTTCAAGTTTTTTATGCCCTCCCTCGGAGTCATATCGGTCCCAAAGGTCTGAGGGTAAAACACCCTTAAACGCCATACACAATGGGGTCGCTACTCCGAGGAATTGACCAAAGGGATAGCACCCTCCGGGTCATCACCGCGCACAAAAGAAAGTAATGTCATAAGTTCTGTTGTAGTAAGAGTATCTATGTCAAAGTTTTCTTCTAATATACAGCCCGGAATCCAAGTCTGGATTTGGTCTTCCATACCGCCACCAGCCTCGTCAAGAGCGTCAGAAAACTCTATGTTTTGGTCTTCTGTCCATTCTGCGGGGTTAGTTCCGAAGTGCCTAAATTTGCGAAATACTTTCGCCTGTATAGTTTCGATTTTTAATTTCTGCATACCGGATGCTTGCCGCACCCAAATCTTGCGTCCGTCTTCTAGTTCAATTTCCTTTTTTAGCACCGGCATCTTTCTTCACTTTTCCACTTTTCTTAGCCTTCTTCTTTGGCTTCTCTTCACTTACTGGTTCTGTATATCTTCTCGACATTCTTAATCACCTATTACTGGTCTTCAAACACCACATACACAGTAACGTCGTTACTGTTCTTGTTTCTCTCGTACATGATTTGATAGATAATATCGTTGTTAGCAAATGTGCTACCACGAAGGAATGTTTGTAATTCTGATGCAAGACCAGCCATTGTGGTCTTTAGTTCTGCAACAGTAATCTTTGTCTTATCGACAATCTTAATGCCGCCGTCACCGACTGCCATTATTCTTCACTCTCCTTCTTTGAAGCCTTCTTAGCCTTCTTAGGTGTAGCCTTCTTCTTAGGAAGTCTGCGAATGTATTTTAGTGCAACGCTTTTGTTCTCAAGTCTTGCTAGAACTTCTGCGGAAGCCTCATCGACTTCATGCCCAAGAGATTCTGCTAGTTCTATGAAACTCATTTAATCACCTCAATCATACTGTGTGTTTGATAGTGAAGTTCCCTGTGCGATTACTTTCATCGCACCGAGGTTGTCATCGTATAGGGCTACAAAGTTCACAGTCATTGTATTCGTGTCACGACCACTTACTGATGCTTCGGGTGCTTCAAATCTTACCTTAAAGAACTGAATGTCAATAAAATCTGCACCTGCTTCATCTAATAATTTTAGGCTCATTGATGGGTCTGTTCCATCGTTGTATTCAAGACCATCAGCCGCAATCAAACCGTCGTAAGTAGGCTCGTCGAGAGAACTTGTGTAAATTACCTTATTGAACTCAATAGTTCCCGTGATTTCACGGCGTTGTGCCGGAGGTGCGCGACCATAAGTGCTTGAACCAATACCGTATGCGTTATCTGTATCACGGTTTAGGTTAATATCAAAAGAAAACGATTTAACAGATGCTACTGCGGCTGGTGCGCTGCTAGAACCATCATCGAAATGAACTTCTCCATTAGCAAAGTATAGTGCATCGAGAGCGACACCGGCAAATGTAGGGGTAGCGAGAGCGGAGGTTGCCGATTCTGCTTTTCCAACAAATCCAACACTCATTGTAGCGTATTCTCCAACAGAAGCAGAAATGTTCAATGTGTTGGTCATCATACCAGTAAAGGTGTGTTCTTTCTCTTCGCGCCCAATACGGACAGTCCAAGAAGGATAAACACCAGCAGATGCGCTTGTAAGAGAAGGCTCTGTTAGTGTATGAATCCGAATCGAACCCGAATCTGTTTTTGTGTCTTGTGGTAAGAAAGAGTAAAGTAAGTTGCCTACGAAATCATCGACTTGCATAGCAAGATTGATGTCTCCTGCTGAATGTTCTGTTCCGGTTACGGACTTTGCACTGATAGGTCGGCTCATGTCTTCGCGAGTCATAAGTTCAAAGTTATGTTGGATAGATTCATCGTCTACTTCTCCGAATACTTCTCCGTTACCTGTACCCGCAGTAGGTTCAGTACCGTAACTGGCTTCTTTTTGTATAGAAACATATCGATTTAAGAATTCAACCATAGGTTACACCTCGACGGTAGTTGTTGATTCTCTGATTGATTATTAAGCATTCGCACTTATCATCGGTGTCGCATATCGATTCTACGCATATATGTTAGTTCCATTCGATGTACGCAAACAAAGTCATCATTGTCCATACGAGGACTAAATTCAGCAACATACGAAATAATACTATCAGTAGTTCCTTCTACACCTGTGTTCGTGTAAAGTTCGTCAAATATTTCTCCAATAATGTTTAGGCCAAGACGATATGCGTTTTCATAATTAGTACCCTTTGTGGTTACAAAAATCATAACGTCATAGTTCTGTGTTATCTTTGCTCCGCCTAACGATTCAAACTCAGGCGACCCCAAATCTTTTATCATAACATGGACTGTCGGAGGTGACAATCTATTCAACATATCCATAGAAAGGTCATACCCATATATCACCGAAGAGTTGTCTACCTGTGTTTTTAGGTACATACGTGTGCTGTTTTTTATTTGGTCTACTATGGCAAGACCCATACGAACCAAAGCATCTTGAGCAAAATCAGATGTTAGTAGTTCGTCTGGACTAAATGACCCAAGGCTTGTGTAGTACACTGAACCCCAATCAACTGTACCGGACGAGTTACCCCATCGCACATCTTTACCAGAACCACTAGAAGCGGTTACAGATAGGAAGTGTGTAGCACCGTCGTCATCCTCGATAATCTCACGCATATACAGTCTAGCGTTACCACTAGCATCTAGCGTAAGGCGTAATATAACTGCTACCGGATTATCGTCAGCCAATGCTAAATCAAGGTCTGGTGTAGTAGCCGTACTAGCACCAACAAGGTCTAGGGTAGATGAGTTGCCTTTTGCTCTTACTTCTACCCTGTAATCACCATTATCTAGGCGCATAAGCACAGTGCCATCGCTAGGTAACGCGCCTGTGTTTGGAAATTTTAGAGCGGCAACAAGAGTATAATCGCTCGTTGTAGGAGTTTGTGACCAATAACCGTTGCCACTGATTCTCCAATACTCTCCACTGGCTGCACCACCGCTACCAGTTTCAGACCAAGAATCGTTGAATGTTCCTGTCAAGGCGGCTGGATTTGTGCCGTTCATACGACTTGTCCAGTATTGAGTCTTAGTTGCGATAGCCATTATACCTTCACCTCATCAAACGCCTTACGAAGTGCTTCCGGCACTCTCCTTTCTATTTTCTCTTCTATATTTTTTTCTGCTTTTGGTAAAAACGCTTCCTCGGCTTCCCTTGCGGGGCTAACGTAACCTTTTTGTAAAATTAGTTTAAATCCTGTGCCACTTTTTTTAGCGGGGGTAGCAAGTTTTCTTTGCTTTAAAGGCTTACCTGCTTTTTTTCCAAAAGCAAGAATACCTGCTATGTTCTCTCGACGACTACCTATAATACCTGCGAAGTTGTCTCCCGCACCAAAACGTAAAACAGGTATTTGTGTTGGGCCAGCACCAACAATATCAAAAGTTACTTCATCGGCAACTTCATCGAAAATATCACCGCTGGCTGTGCTTCTAGTAGCAAGTCTACTTTGTGTATTACGAACCTCTTCCTCACCAATTTTTTTAAGAGTTTTAATAATTTCATCCACCGCCTCTTTGCCAAATTTTTGTAAATATCTTTTGGCTTCTTTGGTGATACCCGGTGTTTTTATATGAATCATTCAATCACCTCAATCTACTGAACCGAGGTGTGCTAGGCGCACTAGGTTGTTAGTACCTCTTTCGCGTAATGTAGTACCTCTCATTCCTCCTTCAACGCCTGTTGTTTGGAATGTTGATTCATCCTCGTAATAGTATGCTGCTGATAAGTCAGCGCAAATCTCACGCAGTACGTGAGCCTCTTCACCCTCTTCCACAGTAACGCCGGAAGCATGGTCGAAAGATATGCCTGTAACACCTGTAAGGTCGTTAGTAGATTTACCACTCCACTTGAAAGAATCACCATCTACGTTACCATTACCAGCACTACTAAATCCTGTACCGCTAGTCAAAGTAATGGTAGTAGCACCAGCAGAAATAGCACCATTTAGTGTGGTACTTGCTATCTCGCGTGATGGAACATCTCTACCGTAATCGCGATAGCATTGGTCAATGTCGATTGTAGCCCTTCGGATTGCGCTAGTTATGCGTGTGGTGGCGCGTGTACGTTGCTCACTGTTAAGACCTAGACGCGAGCCTACGTCTGCGACGGAGCAATAGTAAACCATTGTCTATTCCTCCTCTGGAAAGTAGAAGTCTAACCATTCTAAAAGATAGCGAGGATTATTGTCCATCCTTAGCATCCTCCACCGCATCAGCGATTTCTTCAACTTTGTCA